CCGTCTAAAGCATAAATTCCAAAACCTGCATTTTCTGAACCTGTGGTATTAGCAGTAAGAGCATCTACTCCTATAGCTGTATTATTATTTGATGTTGTAGTATTTGAAAGCGCAGATTGTCCAAGACAAGTATTTGCAGCGCCTGTCGTTATAGCGTCACCCGCATTTTGTCCAACTGCTGTATTTTGTGAGCCTGTTGTGTTTGCTGCTAAAGCACTTGTACCAACTGCTGTATTATAATCTGCTGTTGTATTGTTAGACAAAGCTCCGTAACCAACTGCTACGTTTTCATCTCCTGTTGTATTAGCATCTAAGCTATAAGCTCCAACAGAAGTATTGTTAGCACCTGTAGTGTTTACAGTTAAAACACCAGCACCAATAGCTGTATTGTTATTCGCAGTTGTGTTTGCATCTAAAGTTCCATAACCACCGACTGCGGTGTTGTATGAGCCTGTTGTGTTAACTTTCAAAGCATCTTTACCAACTGCAACATTTTCAGTTCCTGTTGTGTTTACAGTTAAAGCATTTATACCAACTCCTGTATTGTTATCTGCTGTGGTGTTAGATCCTAAAGCACTTTGACCAATAGCAACGTTATTTTCTCCTTCAGTATTAGCATCTAAAGAATAAGAACCTACTGCTACATTCTTAATACCTGTTGTAGTTAATTTTCCAGAATTATAGCCAATGAGGACATTTTTCTCACCTGTGGTTATTGCTTCTCCAGCAGAGTAGCCAAGAGCAGTATTTTTAGTACCTGTCGTGTTTGCTGTTAAAGCGTTATATCCAACTGCCGTGTTATCTTCTCCTGTCGTGTTTGCTTCTAAAGCATCTTTACCAACTGCCGTGTTATCTGCTCCTGTAGTATTTGAAAGTAAAGCGTTCATTCCGACTGCTGTGTTGTTATCTGCAGTAGTATTAGCACTTAAAGCATTTCTGCCGACTGCAACATTAGATGTGCCTGTAGTATTAGCATCTAAAGAAGCATTACCAACTGCGGTGTTATTATTTGCGGTTGTATTTGCACCTAAAGCATCATAACCGATTGCTACGTTTCTTGATCCTGTAGTATTAGCATCTAAGGCATTAGAGCCTATTGCAATATTACTACCGCCAGTAGTTATCGCAGCACCCGAATTAAACCCAACAACTGTATTATCATCACCCGTTGTCAAGGCTGCAAAAACATCAACACCTACACCAGTATTGTAGTTAGCAGCATCAATAGTTCCTGTAGCATTGTCTCCAATCATTATGGAGCTTGTACCAAAAGTCTTAAATGTTGCACCGCTTCCTGAATCTTCCCAAGCTACTCCGCTTCCTGTAGAAGTTAGTACTTGTCCATCAGAGCCTTGTGCGCCACCAACTGTTAGGTTATCTGTTTCTAGTGTTCCATCAATATCTACGTCACCACTTATATCTAAACTTACAGCGTCTAGCTCACCTGCTACTGTTAAAACACCATCAGCAAGAGTCATTAAATCTGTATCAGAAGTATGACCTATTGTTGTACCATTAACAATTACATTATCAACTGTAAGTGTTGTAAGAGTTCCAAGACTTGTAATGTTTGATTGTGCTGCACCTGTAACTGTAGCTGCTGTACCCGAAGCATTTCCTGTTACGTTACCTGTTAATGCTCCTGCAAAAGCTGTAGCAGTTAATGTTCCTGAACTTGGATTATAAGTTAAGTTACCATCTGACTCTAAACCTAAATTACCACCATCTACATCACCACCTGCTGTAAATACAACAGCATTTTCTTCGTTTGTGCTTTCATTGTCTGTTATAGTGACTGTAGTTGCAATAGCTGCAGTACCTGTAGTATCTTGGTTTAATGTTCCAACTGTAAAGTCTAATGTATTATCTGCATCTTGGTAAGCTACTGTAATACCTGATTCAGTATTTGAACTAACCATAGCTCCTACAGTATCTGCAATAGTTTCTGCTAATGTAACACCACCTATGGTTATTGCATCTGCTTCTAATGTACCATCTATATCAGCATCACCTGAAATATCTAGAGTTGCACCGTCTAACTCACCTGTAATAGTTAAGTTCCTAATACCTGTGTAATCTTTGTTAGAGTCTAGTATAACTGCTTTAGAAGCAATAGCTGTACCGACTGCTGTAGAACCTAAGTCTAGTGCGTTTATTTCTCCAACAACTACGGTAGCTCCATCAAGTATATTAAGTTCTTCTGGTGTAGAACTAATCTGAGTAGTTGAAGCTGCAGCTAATACTGGAATTGTACCAGATACATTAGGAAGATTTATTGTTCTATCTCCTGTAGGATCAACAATGCTTAGTGTAGTTTCGTGTGCATCTGCTGTAGCACCTTCAAAGATAATAGCATTTGAAGCTTCCATTGTAACGGTATCTACAGTAGTTGTAGTTCCTGCAACACTTAAATTAGGAACAAGAAGTGTTCCTGAACTTGGATTATATCGTAAAGCTCCTGTATCGTCTAATAAGGAATCAGACTCATCGTGAAACACAACAGGAAAGTTAGTATTTGCTGTGCTATCAGATACTGTAACTTTAGAAGACGTACCAGTTACATCCCCTGTTAAAGGCCCTGCAAAAGCATCTGATGTTACAGTACCGTCAAAGTATGCGTCTTTAAACTCTAAAGAGCTTGTTCCTAAATCTATTTGATTATCTGTTACAGGATATAGTGCTGATGCTGTTAATGTTAATCGAGCTGCGTTATCTACTTTAAAATCAATTTCATTTGCTGTTCCAAAATCAATAGCAGTTTGAGAGTCTTCTCCCATTATTAAATCTGTAGCATAAATAGAAGTTATAGTTGTCTGAGCTGCATCTATTGCAAAATCTATATTATCATTTGTTGTATCATAAGTTACTGTAATACCACTTTCAGTATTACTAGAAACCATATTAGTACCTACAGTATCTCTAACAAATGTAGCTAAAGCTGTACCATTTACTGTAATAGCATCAGCTTCAAGAGTTCCATCAATATCTGCATTTCCACTTATATCAAGTGTTGTAGCATCTAGTTCTCCTGCTACGGTAACTACACCATCTGCAAGCGTGATAAGATCTGTATCGTCTGTATGACCAATTGTAGCACCGTTAATATTAACATTATCTATAACTGCTTGAGTTATTGCGCTGTTTGTACCTAACGTAGCACCATCAACACTTCCGCCATTAATATCAGCAGTATCTGCAACTAAAGCGTCTGTAGTAACTGTGCCATCAAAGTAAGCATCTTTAAACTCTGTTGAGCTTGTTCCTAAGTCTATGTCGTTATCTGTTGAAGGTACAATAGCTCCGTTAGTAAATGTAACTTGATTGTCTCCTCCTGCTGTAACAGTTATTACATCTGATCCACTAAATGTAATTGAAGTATTAGTATCTCCATCACCTGTAATAGAATCAAGTTGAATATCTCCTACATTAGTAATATCTGCATCATTAAAACTTGTAGCTCCTAATGAGTTTGCTGATGCTGTAGAAGTAAGACCAGCAACCATTGTAACCCCACCACCGTCTGCAATTTGAATAGCATCATCACCATCTGTAAATGCAATAAGTGGAGTTTGTAGTTCTGTAGTAACTTCAAAGTTTGCTATAGTATCTATAGAGCTTTCAAAGTAAGTTTCAAAGTCAGTAAGAGCAACTTGCTTCATTGTACCACCGTCATTAACTACAACTCTATCAGCATCGGCTAATGTTGTAGAAGTAGCACTGGTGTCTCCATCCATTATGTTTAACTCTGATGCGGTACTTGTTACACCATCTAATATATTTAACTCTGCTGCTGTAGAAGAAATTGCAGTACCGTTAAAGTTTATAGCGTCTGCATAGACTGTACCATCAAAGTAAGCATCTTTAAACTCTAAAGAACTTGTACCTAAATCTATATCGTTGTCTGTTACAGGTACTATTGCTCCGTCTTGTATTCTTATTTGTTCTACTGCAGCACTAGATACTTCTACAAAGACTCCCCATCTATTGTTAGTACTATCTACAACAATCTTATTAAGAAAGTCTAAATCACCAATAGTATGTATATTACCGCCTTGTCCAGCAGTACCATCGTGTCTGTGTCCTGTAGATGATGCACTACTTGAAGAGTAACTAAAAGAGTTTAAAAGTTGATTGTATTCGTTGTTAAAAAGTGCAGCAGTTATTGTATCCCCATCTGCTATCGAACTTTGTCTAGTATATGCTTGAGCCATAGTTAAATTCTACCTTATTGTTATTGTCTTCCCGATGGTCTATAGTTTATATATAATCCGTGTATTGTGTACGGAGCTTTGGTATCGTTACTAAATATTTTAAAAAAGTTACTGTGTCCGCTTCCTGTTAGTGTAGCTCTTACTAATGGATTTTCTGGCGCACCAAAAGTACTTGTTCCAAAAACTGCACCTGTATCTCCAAATATAGAAGGTGTTGCTGCAAGAATACCTACGTCTGTTGGTTGTAGTCTATCTGTACTATCGTAATCAAACCTTACTCTAAGAGTAGGTTCTACTTCTCCTTCTGGATTTATAGATACTTTAATGTGATCTAAAGTTTTTAAAGTTCCAAAGTCTCCATAATCAAAGTCAGGCGATTGGAACTCTGCACTTATATTTGTTTCAGTTCCTACAGGATTAAAACTATTTCCTGTGTCGTGATTATAAATATATCCCCCTCTATCTCCGTGATACATCTTTTCTCTACCTGCAGCATTAAATCCAGAAGCTACTGCAGGAGCTTGTATTCCTAAAGTTTCAGACCATTCAAAACCTCTAGCTGTAAGTGTACCTATAATTCCTTTAGAGTTAGCTGTCGATTGTGTTGACGAGCTGTAGTACATTCTATATTGAGACTTATCTCTAAGCACTACACTACTAAATTCAAATGTAAAAGCACTATCAAGTATTTTATTTACAATAGGTTGTATAGGTTTACTGATAGTTCCTAACTCAACATCGCCAATTCTTGCTGTACCTGCAATCGTTCTAAATCCGTCAGGAGCTAGAAAAATCAAGTCACCTGCAAATTCCTGTATAGTTTTACCATCTACACAACCTACGTTTTTAGTAACTGGTACAATAGCTATCGTACTTGAGTTATTTATGTTCTGTAACTTATATATAGAGTTCTTACAAAATATAAATAGTTCATCACGGAAAGATTTAAGTCCTACTCTCTTACTTTCCTCTCCTCTCTCCT